TTCGTATCTAAATCATCATCACTAAAATTATAATTTTCTACTAAAAGATCTACATTACCTACAAAATCAAAAGTGCCATCATCGTTTTGTTTAGGATTAAAAGGATTAGATGTTTTGCTAGTTGGGTATAATAAATGTTCTATACCAGCATTATCACTCCAAGTTACCTTAGTATAATTCACATAATCTCGCGGTAGAGTCATTGCTAGATTAGATGGTACTGCTATCTCCATTGCTTTACAAGATTTAAAAGTATCAAAACTTAATTCTTGCATAGCTCTTTGTGCGTGAAAAGCAACGTCTACTCTTCTGGCTCTCGATACTATTTTATCTTCACCAGTGTAAGCGATCATAAACTGATCTATTATATCGTTTAACGAAGTAAATTGATAGTTGCCGTGGTTATCACTTGGTCCTGTATAATAATCATAATCACTCGTATTATGAATAAGCGTAGCATTGTTTAGTAATCCCATTTATTTATTGTTTTTCTTGTTGAATATTTCTTGTTTCTTCTTGAGTAGCTACAGAATATAATTCTGGTGTTCTCACTACAATACCAGCTAAAGCAAGGATCTTATTTATTAACTCAACTTGTTCAGATTCATGTAGTTCAAAATGTATGGATGTATTAGGGTTATATAGTGCTTTTTCACGGATAACATTATAGCCCCATTGTACTTTTGTAGGCTTTTTAATATAGTCCATTGATAGTCTTGTCGCTTCTAACGGCCATTCTGGGAGATCATTATCACGGCGTATCCCAACCCAAACAACTTCTACACCGCCATACATGTTTTCAGCTAGTTTCATATCATACGCGATAAATAGACTACGCGCATTAGGAGTTGGAGTATACGTATCGGTAGGACTTATCTGTACTAGTTTATTGTTTATCGCTTTTCCTAAATATCCTATTGGTCTATCTAATGTTGGTCTTATTAAGGGCTTTGGGTTATATACTATAGAGTTGAATTGCTTTGGTGTTAATATTTCTACTTGTGTCCATTGTCTACCAATATTTCCTCCGTAATCTATAGAGTATTTAGGATTTTTAGATTTTAATCTAACGTCACCTATTCTATATACTTCTTCAGGTAACTCTATTCCTAATTCAGCCCCACTACCCCATACAGGTTGAAAATTCTCTTCTATATATAAAGGCCCGGCATTATGTTCAAATACAGCTATTTTTTCTTCTAATATAGCTAAAACATCAGAATGACCTGTATCGTTACCAGGCATTCTTTGGAATTGGTTTATATCATAAAAATACTGTTCAAATATATTCATTTGTGCTTGGTTGGCTAAAAGATTAAATTCTTGAGGTGTTATATAACCTCGTTGTTCTTTATTAGCTAACGTTAAAACTGTTTGATATACTGTATCTATGTTTACCATAATTATTTTTTATTATAAGGAAAAGCTTTGTTTAAAGCTTCTTTTCTTTTACTACAACCACAATCTTTTTTACCAACAGCTTTTGCTCCTATTTGAACTAAACTATGTATCCCGGTTGTTTTCATAAATTTTTCTACTGAATCGCCTAATCCTTTTGATTTCATATTTATTTTTGTAGTATTGCAATCGCCCTATAGGGCGACCGCTTACTACAGTTTGATTATTGATTTAACCTTTTTTCTATATTTGAAAATATTTCCATACCCTCATCAGTTTTAAACCAAGCGGCTAAAGCTGAATATGGATGTTCATCAAACGGAACGTTCATAATTTTTCTACCATTAGAACCCCAAGAAAATGTTCTTTGATTAGGAGATAAATTTAATATCCCCATCTCAGTTGCTCTAATACCAAAGTTTCTAAGCATAACATTTTCATCGCTAGCTAGCTCTAAAAGTAATTCAGGATTTTTCTTAGCAAATATAAGTAAATCACGCTTAAGCTCTTTAGAACTCATCTTAGATACTTTAGAACCAATCTCAGCTCGCATAACTGCTTCTGCCATATCAATATCCATGTTTCTAGCAGCTATCAAAGCGTCTACCTCTAAATTAATGTCTATCAATTGATCTTGAGCTATAACTTTTGGTTTGTGTTCAAAAAAAACTTTATCTTTATGAGGATGATATAAAGAAAGAAGTTTTTGTAACACAGTTTTTTCTTTTGGAACATGTAAAGCCCCATTTCTAAAAATAACATGAGATAATCTTTGATCTCCTTTCATCTCGTCAACAAAACAAGTTATTTGATTTTCACAATATTTTAATTCTCTTTCATAACCTTTTTCTTCATCAAAATAATAGATATTAGCAGATCTTATCATTTTGCTTAGAGGTCTTTTTTTACCTTTTAAAAGATATGTTCTTGGTTTTATTTCCCATGTATCTTTTTTTGGTTTTGGAATATCCGCAACCGATGTTTTTGTTTTTGGTTGTTTTACAACTGTAACAGTTTCAACTGCTACTTCTTCTTGTTCAAATTGAGGGGTTTCTTCAATCTCAACTTTTTTTGTTTTCTTTGCCATAATATAATATATAATAAAATTAATAAAAAATAAAGAGGAGGAACGGAGAACGTTTACGTGTATGCCGTCCCCCTCTTTAAAATATAATGATTAGTTCATTAAGAAGAAATTATTTGCTCCTTGAGTAACTAAACATCTTTCAGATAAGTAATGGACCTCCATTGCATCTAAATCAGAAGTAACAGCTCCAACAGAACCAGTAACCCAAGTTTTTAGGTATCTATTATCTGTTTGAGAAGCTCTATATCTAACATGCAAGAATGGGCGTGTTAAGTTTCTACCTAACATTTGGTCATATACTGACTGAGTACCAGCTGGTACCATAACTCCACGAATTGCTCCAACAGTATTCATAGCGTTGATACCACCTCTACCATCCATCTGGTTTAAATATTTCCAGTCAGATTTATAGAAATCGTAAGAACCTCTACGGAAACCATTAAATCCTAGGTTAAGCGCCATATCTTCAGAATTAGAGAATACTCCGTAAGAAGTACCACCAGCTCCATAAGAATTCATTGAAGCTAACATATCGTCGATAGCTAAAGCAGTCGATCTATTTACAAACATCATGTTTTCTTCAATACCACCATTTTTGTCAAGTTCTGCTAAAATAGCATCAAACTCAGCTAAATCAGTAGCAGCATTAACACCTGTAACACCAGAAGTTTGATTACCTCTAGTTTCAATAGCGTTAAATAACCCTTGGTGACCGTGAATATTATCAGTTGCAGTAGCCGCAGCTTGTCCTAAAAAGTGGTCAGCACCACCATCAGAAGCATCCATTGGAACTGTTTCTAACATAGACATTTCTAAATAGTCATTAAACCTCATTCTAGTTTCAGCTTCAGCTTTAACATACCAAAGGTAACCTCCAGTACCATCTTCAGAAGAAACTTCTACCCAACCAATTTGAGCGGTATCAGAACCTGATACTGAATATTTATCTTTTAAGATAATTGGTTTATTAGAGTAAGTTTTGTGATCTGGTTCGTTTTGTCCAGTTCTACCATCGTCTCCTTTTTTGTATTCAGAACCAATAACTAATATAGTTAGAGTTTCGTCTCCATCAGATCCAGCAGAAAAACCTGCAGCTGTTAAAGTTAACGCGCCACCACCTGAATCATAAAGAGCCACATCAATAGTATCTGTTGCTGTAACTGAAGCGTCTTCGGTTACAATAACTACAGCAGTACTATTAGAATCAGCGATTAATAATAAATCATTTTTTCTAATACCATGAGTTGTTGTTATTTCTCTACCATCGATATCTGCTTCAATTTGAATCTGACCACCCATGTTAGCTGTCGCGCCTCCACCGTAATCAGTTGCTACAGCAGTAGCATTTGATACGTAACCTTTATAAGCAAGGTGTAATCTACCTTGTTCTGACCAAATAACTTGGTCTGATGTCATTGCTTCTTCAGCACCAACTTGTCTTAAGAATCCTGCCATCGTTCTATTTCCATAAGCTTCTGCCTCTTTAGCCATAACGTCTGGTAGATATTGATCTGCCCATCCATTAGTACCTCCAGCGAAGTCCATGTAATTGCCAGCTAACGCTCTTTTCACCGGTGAAGGTGTTAAATTCGCAGCCGTTGCACTTGTAATTGCCATTTTTAATTTGTTTTAAAGTTATTTATTTGTTTTTAATTTTAAACTTAAAATCAGAAGAATCATCACCTAACACTTTAAACTTTAAACCACTATGTTCTACTTCTTTATGAGCCTGTCTTGGACTCATATCGATATTTTTAGATTTAGCAACACTATCTTTCATAGCATCTGCTTTTCCTTGCTCGTAGAAGTGATTAGCTATAGCATCCGCGTTCATTGCTGTAAATAAAGATTTATGATAACCTGAAGCGTTTTCTAGTTGATTCTTTTTATTCAAAAACTTTTTGATAAAATTATTAACATCACTCTGAGTTTCTTTTACTTCATTTGCATCTTTAACGTTATATCTGAATTTTTTATCACCAATATTATATTCAAATCCTTTAAACTTATTATTAAAGACTTGATTAGTTTTATTAGTGAAAACAGATTGTGCTTCTTTAGTTAGTTTTTCGCTTTCTTCTGTTTCCTTGTTATATCTATTGAAGAAATTAATAGCCTTTTGTTGTTCTGATGTTAACTTAACACCTGCTTTAATTTCTTTATAGTATCTGGATTTTTGCTCTTCCAGTTGAGCTCTAGCGCTGGCAACTTGCTCTTTAAACGCTAATTGTTTTCTTTTTATATCTCTTTCATCGTCTTCTTCTTCGTCGTATGAAAATTGATCTTCCATTATAAAATCTATTTCGCTAGAAGACAAGTGTTGTTTTGTATTTTTATAATATTCTCTAAGTAAAGTAATATCATCTACTTTGCTAAAATCTTGATTTAGCGCTACGTAATCAGTAATATCACCACCTGTTTCTTCCATAAAATCCATAAGTTTTTGGAGATTTTCAGGAAGTTCAGTTCCTTTTTCTATAGATTCTGTTATAGCTTCTTCAATTTGTTCAGTTACTTCTTCGACTTTTTCTTCTACAATGTCTTCACTATCTGTTATCTCTTCGATAATAGGTGTGTTCTCAGTCTTAGATTCGTTTTCGACTGATTTAACCTCTTCTGAACTGGGCTTTGTTCCTCCTTCTCCCATCTTCTCGCCATCTCCGGTTTGTTCGCCCACATCCACTTTCTCTGTTTCTCGCTCTTGAACGGCATCTGTTTCTGTTTTTGGTGGTTTACTTAAATCAACTTTGATAACTTCGTCAGGATCTTGACTAAGTTTTTTCATAGTTGGTTTTTCTTTTACTTTTAATTTTCCGACTTTATCGTCTAATTTTGGTTGTTCGGAAACCTGTTCGGTTACCTCTTGTTTTGCTTTTTTTGCCATAATATAATATAATAATAATTAATAAATTTATCTAGGATCAAACGCTCCTAAATCAAAATCACCAGTTAACGTATCGTTACCCATAGATTCAAAATTTTTAGGTGGTTTTTGATTATTTCTTTGATCAATCATCTCACTTTGTTGAGTTGCTTGAATCCTAGTTCTTTGATCTTTTCTATTTTCTTTTTCAGCTTCTCTATCTTTAACACCATCAACCTCTACTCCTTTCAACCGCATGTTATACATGAACTCCTGCTCCATTAATAATTTTTTAATTTCAGCTTCTTTTCTTAATTTTACAATATCTAAATCCGCTTTTATTTGTTCTAATTGCGCTTCTGCTTGCGCTTTGGCAGACTCTTTTTGTACTTCTAATTGAGCAGCTTCTTGTTGTGTTCTCATGTTAGCCTCGGCTTGAGCTTGTATATTTCTTTCAGATGCGGCTTGATCAGCTTGCATTTTCTTTTTTCTACGTAATTTTAATACTTGATTAGCTAGTTTAATACTTTTTATTTCTCTAACATCAATAGCATCTTCTAAATCTACACTGTTTTGTTGTAGAGCCATTTGTATATTGTTTTCTAACATTTGTTTTTCTTCTTCATCTGGCATTAATTCTATAAATATACCAAAATCATATAAGTGTAAATCAGATATTTCTTCTAACATACCGGCATTATGAGCCCCTATACTTTGTATAAAAGCGTCTGCGGTTGGAGAATATTCTAATATATCAGATATTCTAAGTGATAAACATTCAGCAACTTCAGCCGTTAAAAATAAACCAGACTGTAAAACATGTCTTGTTGCCACGTTAGAGTTTGCCGCGGCTAATTTTTGTATACCTACTAAAGTATTTTTATCAGGCAATGTACCATCTCTAGCCTCATTTAACCCAGTCACATCCCTTATCATTTGAAGATAATAATTATAATTAGTTATTAATGATTGCATTTTGTGACCACCGTGTCCAGTTGTTATTTCTGTAATAGGTACTTTACCAGCGTTCATATCACCTTCTTGCGTATAAGATCTACCTACAACACTACCAGTTTGGAAAAACATATTCAAGGCTTCTTGTGGATTGTAATTAGTACCATTACCTAAATCAACCTCAGCTAATCCATCAGCGTCTAAAAACACACCATCTGGAACCATTCTTGATAGTACTTGTTGAATTTTTAAATGGGTTAATTGAATCATATCTGCAAACCCTGTTATTCTACGGACTAATGATTCTATTTTACCTTTATACATTCTAGGAGCTACTATAGAATAATTCATTTTAACTTTAGTATAATCACTTTTAGGACGCATCATATTCTTAGCCATCTCCCATTTAAGTAATTTATTTGTACCTAAAACTATAGCACCTTCATATAAACACTCTATTTGTCTTAATAATCTTGAATATTTACCTTCTTTTTCTTGTGGTGGATTAAAACTATCGTCTTTTTCTATAAGTCTTTCTGCTCCAGCTACGGTTTCTTTTACCTTATAAACCTCGTTCATATAGGTTTTATAATTAAAATAAAGTACTTGTATTTTATTTTTATCTAACTCTCTATATTGTGTATTACCAGTATTGTAATTACTTTGACGGTGCGATGCGTTATTGGATATTTCTTCTAAATCGCTTTGTGTTAAATGGGGGAATTGCTTAGCTAATTCATTTATAGGTATACTTTTTACTTCACCTACATAATATATATCATCAAAATAAGGAGATTCAGTATAAGAATAAACTAAATCAGCTGGATCAACATAATCAATTGTGACGCCCTCTGAAGTATTAAAAGAGGTTTTTACAGCACCAATACCTAAAACGGTAAGATCGTAGTAAAACCTCTTTTGAATAAGATCATAATTATTACCCTGCATCAAGACATTTATAGCTTGCTCTTCAGCTAATTCTACACCTTGTTTATATGTTAACTGCATATGTAGTTCTAATTCCTCCTCGCTTTCAGGTAATTTGGTAGGATCGTTTTGATAAAGATCTATTTGAAAAGCCTCTGCGACGTAATCATTGAAATCTCTATTATCCATGTCTCTTAAAACCGAATCCATATACGCTGTTCTTTTAGATACTCCATATGGGTCTTGAGAGAAAGCTTTTATATCATACATTCTTTCAGACATACCATTAACAACTATATCAACAAATTTTGGAATAATTGGAACTGGTTTCCAATCTAAATTAAGATAGGATAAATCACCATTAATTGATAACTCATCCTTATATTTTTGTATTGACTGCTCACCTCTAGCATATAATCTTAGTTGGTGGAAATCGTTTTGGTTTGATTTGTATCTATTTATACTTCTATCATTATTGAACCACTCTGACTCTATAGCCTTAGCTACTTTTAACCCATAATCATAACTTATTTTCTCAGCATCACTAACAACTTGACTAGGGAAATATGTGTTTAAAACAGAATCTGCCATATTTATTGTTTAATTATTTTAGACATAGAACCAGTGTTTTTGTACTTCGCTATGTTTATGTTTAATTTAGATTTTTCTACTTTTGGATTAGGTCTATATAAATGTCTATTACAAGCCATTATTGCTAAACCGCTACTTATAGTAGCATCATATTTTGTTCTTTTGGTTATATCAAACCTAGCCCAATCGTTTAGCGTTCGGTTGAAATACATAGAACCATAATTACCAACTTGCATTTGCCCAACATGTCCTTGAATATACATTTCTATTGC